CATTCTTTCTGTTCCACCAGTTGACCAACCTAAATTATTCTCTCCTTTCAAGTACATTCCGTTACCTGAGTCGCCATAGAAACCAAAGGCTGGAGAAGAGGCTGTACCATCGCCGACACTCAATTCGCCAGTGCCATTAAGAGAAGCTACGTTTGAGCCGTAATTAGCCCATCTAAAACCTGCACCTGCTGGGACATTGAACACCATTAAATTAGTAGCATTTGCATTGCGAAGGATTGAATAAGCACTATTAACTACTGTTTCACCAACTAAAAATTTAATATTACCACCTTCAAAATTACCACTAAGTATTTTTTTACCATTTATATATGTACTCATATTAATATTAAATTAACTGATAATACACCGACAAACCATAGGTTCTGGCATCAGTATTTGTGAAAGTTGTTACAAGTTCGTCACCTGTCTTGAATTTTATTTCGCCATCCGGTAAGAACACTAAGTCAGTTGCTGCAGAAAGTGATGGGTTGATTGAATATAAAGTCGTATCATAAGCAGCACCAGCTTGTGCATCAAGTTTCAAGACAAAATTTTCTGAAGTTGTTGGAGCGGCAGAAAAATGACAAGTAACTGCTATTAATTTCCATTCAGCGACTATCGCTGTCGTAGATGTTAAAGCCGTTGCACCAGTTGCATTTAAAACAACTATATCAGTGCCTGCTGTACTTATATTTGCATTAACATCTAAATAAGTTTTACCAGCACTTTCAGTAGTGGTAACTGCCCTACCAGTAGTAGGACTATAAATAACTCCTGTACTCATATTTTTAACCTTATTATTATAAGACCTGTTTTTTAGAGATGACTCTTCACAGGCGTGGCTCCGCCACAGATTTCTCCGTTAATAAATATTTATTTAATTTTTATATAATAGAATCTCGTGAATCAATCTTTCTTTACCTTTGATATGGTAGAATTTTACTTTAGACTCTTTTGCAATTTTTCTTAATTCAACCATTTCTAAAGACTCAAGCAGTTCCTTTTTTTCTTTTAATAATTCTAAATCTTTTTGTATTTCTTCAGGACTTAATTCTGCTTTTTTTTCTTCTGCCTTTATAATTTGTTTTAGTAACTGACTACGAGGAACCCAGCGACCATTCCTTTTAAACATTTGTTCTGTCATAGAATATATAGTCTGCATGCAGACTATGTTATTTAATTAAGAAATTAATTCTACAATTTGACCTGTATAAAATACATCATATTGTAGATTAGTTAATTCTATTAATAATTCTTTTTCTTCAGGACTTAATTCTATTTCTTTTTGGTCTCTAAGTTTTTTAAATAAATTATATCTTTGTAATTTATACGCTAAATCTGTTTTTTCCTTTGGAGTTGGTGCTTGTAAAACTACACCACATAAAGTTTTTCCTAAAGTTATCTTTTCCATTTTTTTATTTTCTTCAGTGTAAAGTTCATAATCTTTACCATGAGAATCTTTAAGATATTGTTCAAGATTTAACATAATAATATGTATTATATAATTACTTAATTTAGAATACGGTTATAAACCGTACCCTAATCAATTAACTATTAAGCAGCAGCTCTCAAAACTATAAGATAATCAGTTTTATAATATACCTTATGTAGCACCTGTACTTCCATATATGCTGAATGGCATATTATTTACACCCAATTTATAAAACCCAGTCACATTTGTTCTAACATCTTCATTTTCCAATTTGATTGGTTCACGAAGTGTAGGATATTCACCAACACCAACGTACAATGGAGATACCTTTGTAGTATCAAACAAGAACCAATTTAATGTATTAGCGGCTGTAATATAAGGAGTAGACACGATTGTCATTTCACCATAATACAAGTTAATATCATTAATTGTAACTGGAGAGATTCCTTCAGCAAACAACTTACGAGCTGTTCTTTCTGCGGCAGAACCTTTCTTAACAACGATAACATTGAAATTCAATGGCATTGGTTTACCAGAAGCATCTGTAAAAGCACCTGCATAAGTCATAGCAGTGTCGATAGCTGTGGAACTCAAAGCTGGAGTAACACCGTTATTCCATGCTGTTGAACCTGCTGTATTCCAAGTATGATTGGCTGTACCAGAGATAGCACACAATGGAGCCCCATCAGGAGCCAAATATGTTGCTGAAGTCAAAAAGGCTTGGTTAAGCATTTGAAAACAGTCAGTAATAAATACTTGGTCTGTTTCAGAAAGCAACATATCACGTTGTCTCTGTAAGAATGTATCAATTTTAGTTGTGTTGTCTTTTGATTGGCGTTGCATTGTTTCTGTAACAATTAAAGCCCCACCAAAGCGTTTTTCAGTCAATGTGACTGAATAACCATCCTCAAGTTTCAATACTGGAGGTGTTTCTGATTCAGCAAGAGTCTTAGCACCAGTCATACTTTCTGTTGATGTAAAGATTTCACTAAATTCATTTGTCTGTTCCATCTTAAAGATTGGAAGATTGACGTACTCAGCAAGACGAACATAAGAACCATTATCAAATGACTCTTTAATGCCCTTACTCGCTTGTACTGCGTAATCTGCACTATTCATATTTTATATATTTATTTTTTGAATTAATATACATCAAATTAAAATTTGTTGTATAATGTATTATTAGAACAATGGTTTATTGATTCTAACTTCTACATTTGTTGTTGCACCAACGGTACCAGAATCAGAAGCAATACCGACTGTAAAGACATCTGTAGTAGATTCACCAAGGTCAATTTCTTGTACTGTAGCATTTACAACTAAGTCTACAATACCACCTTTGTCAGTGATTGCAAAGTTTGCATCAGCTGTACCTACTAATGTAAAATCATTACCAACCGTAACTTCTACATCAGTAACACCAGCAGCGGCTCCCTTTTGACAATAAGCCAATTTTGCACCAGTAGCTGTACCCTTTACAATATAGCCAGAAGCCATCTCTACCAAATCACCTGCTTCAATTACTGTCGCAGATTCTTTTTTGGCAATACGAGTTCTAACTTGTTCGCCATCTTTTATCTTGAAATCCATATTTATTTCTTGTTAATTAATTAGATACTATATTAAAGATATAGTATATGTATCCTATTTCTTAGGTCGAAAACCAGGTGGCAAAGAAGAGTTGAATTTATTTTTTAATTTTGTTAGTTCATCTCCTTCTTTTTCTGCACCAGGTACGGAACTATTTTGATTATAATTTGTTACCCCATTAAAAGGGCTAATATTTTTTCTTGTAACTAATGTCAAAGCATCAGCTAAAGCAACCTTTTTACTTGTCTCAGGTTTCTTTTCAAGAATATCAAAATATTGCCTTACCTTCTTCTTATCCTCTTCGTTGTCTAAAACTCCACTAACTTGTTCGTTAAACCATTCCTCTTTTTCATCTTGTTCTTTTTTAACGAACGTTTGTTTAATTACAGACAATTCTTTATCTATGTCTTCTAAACTTGGAGTAGTTGTGACTTCTTTTTTTTCAGCCACAACTTCCTCTTTTTTTACTGTAAGTTCAGCAACTTTTTTATCGATTTCAGCTTGCTGTTCTTCTTTTGTGAGCAACTCTACCTCGTTGCCAGCTTCATCTGTATATTTTTTTGGCATATTAAATTACTTCAAATTTATCAAATGAATTTATTTCATCGTCTGATAAATTAATTAATAAATTAAGTTTTTCCCTAATAGTTTTAATTACATGTATGATTGCTCTTGAATAGAAGAATTGTCCCTCTTTAGTTACTTCCTTTGCCATGTATTGCATTTCTCCTGATTCAATTGTATCTAATATATATTGAAATAATTGGTTATCTATAATATTTCCTGCCAATTTTTTTGTATTTATTTTTCCATATTTTTTTATTATTGATGGAACAATAATTTTCAAATCCTGTTTTGATAATGATTTTAAAATCCAATATTCAACATTATCTTTTTCTGGATGGATTTTTTCTGCTATTAATTTTCTTAAATTATTTAGCATATTTTACGAATTAGCCATTTTTGAAACAGGTGGTAGAGTCCTACCTTTTGGGTTCATATTTTCTGCTATTTGTTTTCCTGCTGGATTTCTTAACAGGTCTTCAACAACATCAGTTTTTTTATTTTCATTTGTTGCTGATGAACCAATTTCGCTAGGTTCTCCAGGAACTTTTGTCATCATCAATTCTGCAAAATCGTTAGTAGCAAAGAATTTATCTGGGTCATGTCTCATTGATTTGGCAACCTCACGTTTTAGATATTCATAATTTAATTTTATACCTTGTGGTTCAAATAACTTTTGTGTAACAGCAATATCATTTAATAGTAATTCTTTATCCAAGGCTGTTGTATCTCGTTCAGTAGGGACTATTACAACTTTCCATAAATATTGCACAATAGACATAAACACTGGGTCTAAAACTACCATGCTAACTTGTTTACCTAACTTTTTACCAATCTTTTTTGATTCACCGTACAAATCATACTTATCAGGTAATTCGTTATTGAAACTTATCATCTTCCTAACTTTTTTACCTTCACGATTTGAACTATCAAGTGATATACTTCTATATGTATTTTTTAATTCTTTTGTGGCTCCATCAATTCTAGTATCGATTGGTTGAGTCCAATAACGTAAAATTGTTTGACAACGTAATCTAGCTAATCGTTCTTCAAAATCAGTAATACCAAATAAAACTGAACCAAGTTTAACCATGCTTTGTCTGCGTTGTTCAACTACCTCTGTAGCTGTTTTTACACCAGCTTCAGATTGACCACTAAATTGACGATTAAAACTTACATCATCAATTTCTTGACCAAGTTTTTCATACATGTTGAACTCTGAAGTTGTAACTCCTTTTGCATCTACAATTGGTTTAATTTTATCTGGGTCAATATCGTCCGTAACCATTCCAGGTCTCAATACATTTTGTGCAAGTTCAGTTCCTGTATTATTTGCAAGAGCTGGCTTAAAAGATTGTTGAGTCTTTAAAATCATCAACTTTAACAACTCATCTTTTACGGCTTGTTTTACCTTTGTATTTGCAGGTATTGATTTTGAATAGAAAAAATTATGACCAATTGGATTAATAGAAAGTCTACTAATAGAATAATTTGGCATTCCCTGCTCGTCTGTTCCAGTGATAAAGGATAGGGGAAAGCAAGCAGGCAACATCATTACTCCGTTTAAAAAAAGCTGAAATTCATTCATGAATTTTTTTTGTATTTTGACAACTTCAACATAACCTCGTTTAATGTCATACATTGAATAGTCCTCATATATATCACCAGCATTTTGGCTAGTTATAGGACTAAAAGTACGAGGTACATAATTCCATCTCTCCCAGTTTCCGTATAGTCTCATAGCTTCCTCGTATGGAATTTCCTCTCGTGTCACAATGAATGGTTGTCTTTCTAAATCAAACTGATACAAATTTCCAGGAAAAAAATTCCTGCCATCAATTATATTAGTTTGTGCCTCACCTCTTAATACTTCAATTGAATCTTTCCACTTATAACTTAAAAATTTGTTGCTACCATAAACATCATCAAATAAATCCTTTGTTATTTTTACTGGATGAATCCACGATTCCTCAATAAAAGCATCACCCTGGTCAAGGGCTTCCTTATAAAATACTCTACGTTTAGAATTATATCTTTCTAACTCCCTACTCTTTCTAACCATGTCCTCCATCGTCTCACCTAATGACTCAACCATTTCATCATTTTGGTCAAAGGCTTCAAAGTTAGGTTCAAAATTATATGACAACACAGCAGATAAAACAGTATTCACCTTATCTTCAGTAACTCCAGTTACTATACGAGTATCCTCATCATTCTTCTTGGGTGGAAGATACGAACGTGCCGCCTTGGCATTACTCTCATAATATTGTAAATAAGTTTGACCATTAAATTCGTCATGGTCTTTATCCCTATTTTCTCTAGCAGTTTCAATTTCACTTAAAACTAATGCTCTATATTTAGCATCCTCGGCTGAGTAAGGTACTGTAATTCCTGTCTTATATCTTGGCATAAAATGTTACAATGTATATACATTATCTATTCACTATATATTATATCACAGAAAACCTATCAAACACAACTTTTTCTGTTTGTTTACGTTTAATTTTAGATGGTTTAGCTAAAGTTCTCATTTGAAAAGCTATGCAACACGATGTCAATAAGTCCCAATGATTAGTCTCGTCTTCACTTTCTCTCAATTTATTTAATCTACCAGCATCATAAGTATTCATTTCTAACAGAACATTTCTGGCATTACATTTAAACACGTCATCATTTAAAGCAGTTTTTAAATCATAGAACATTTTTGGCTTACTTCGTGGATTTGTATCCCAACCTAACCTATCTGTTTCCTCATTATTAATTTTATTAGTTCTTATTTCAGTATATAAATTCTTATAGATTCCTTTTAACTCATTTAAAGTCGTTCCACCATGATTATTTCTCTCCACAGCCACAATAGGGTTACCATAAGCTCTAGCACCATTTCTAATCTCATAAGCTAAAATGTCTGGGGCAATATTATCATTGACATAAGTTGCTGCTACAGTAACATCATCTTTATGTGACACACCAAAGTCTAATATTGTAATAGCACTACTATCTCGACCAACTCCCTCAGCTACATCAACACCAATCCCATAAGAATGATTTGGTTTATATTCTGTAAAATATTTCCATTTACCAGATGGTTCACCAAGTGTAGCTTTTTCCATTAACTCTTTAATTTTTTCTAAATCAAATAGATAATCAACTTTAGCTTCAAAGGCTTCTTCGATTGTTGTTGGGTACTCTTGTTTCACAATTTTCCAGGCATCTTCAAAGGCAATTCCTTTACCTTTAATTTTTCTCCAATAATAAATTATTTGTGTATCAGTTAAATTATGTTGTTTCTGATATTTAATAATTTCAGGGTGAATATCCTCTTTAAATTTTACTACATCTTTCTTCTCTCTACCATCACCCCTCCAAAATTCCTTATAAATATCATCCAGTTGTTTATCATCATAAGTCCAATTAAANAACCATGGTTTAAAATCAGACACATCTAATTGTACTAAAGGATTATTTAATTTACCAGTTGGATTTTCTAACTCTGATTCTAACTTCATATAATTATTATATGCAGTATAAAACATATTATGGTATAATCCACTATTTCCACGAGCTGTACTTTCCACATCAATTCTACCTGAGTCTGGAATAGCAGGAAATGTCTCAGTTACAATCGCTTGACCCTTAGCAGGCTCATCTTGACAAAGTGGAGCAAGTTCTGAAACATGTAGTCTTGAATATGTACCAGACATACCAGAGGTACGACAGGCAATAGATGAGTAGATACCCAGTGCATGTTTAAAAATCATTTCACCAGTTTTCTCTCTATTAAGTTCAAATTTACTTCTGATAGCATTTGGGATATTATCCCAAGCTAAAGTTATCTTATTAAAAAAGGAATCCTCTGCCGCTTCTTTTTTATGGAAAATCATTAATGAACTAAAGTTTTCTTCAAATAAAACATTATCAAAGTTATCAATACATTCAAATGTTGTAAACCCTAATTGCCTAGATTTTAAAATTATATTCTTTACATGTGCTCCTTTTATAAATTCATGCTGTGCACGATTTGGAACAAATGTAATTAAGTTACCTTTTTCTTCTCTAATTTTATAAAGATGTGACATTCTCCAAACCTTACTATTCAAAGTTTTATCTAATAAACTAATTTCATCATTTGAATAACCTAAAGTTTTCAAAGCATTTTTTTCTTTCTCCCTTCTACGCCATAATTTCATGTTGTTTATTTGTTTTTCATGACTCAAATTTGGCATAGTAAAAAAAGTAAGTTTTGTTTTAAACAATTTTTACAAAAAATATAGTACTTTTGTGAAATGGTTTTTTGTGGAAATTTTTTTAGAGTGGGGATTATTTTCTTATTTGTACTATTTAGCTTAACCTAGCCAAATAGTGACCTTGTGAAATGGT